CACGCGCATAATTAAATTTGTCACCGGCTCCAGTAGTGAAATCTGCATCTGTTGCCCAACCTTTATAACTCGGGAAATCGGAAGATATAAGGTTCGAAATACCAAAATCTGCTGAATTATTCACAGGAGTATGTGAATGGTGGACGTACCTCTTAATAAGTTGCCTAATCGAAACAATACGTTCGCCATAATGAATGGACGCCAATTTGTCTACCATCGCTTTTGATTGTGTTCCTACAATATCCGACGATCGTGGTCGAACATCATCGGTTATCAACTCATTTCCTGTCAGAATGTCCGAACCCAAGTCTTCCTTCCCCGACTGCGGAGCCCACCCAGAAAACATATAATTAGCGAATGCATTACCAGGCTCTTGAAACTCCATATCTTCACATCCTGATAGAAACACTAACACTCTCACGGTGGTGGACTCGGACGGCGCCACGAGTGGGGCCAGTACATGCGCACCCAATACACCATTGTAAGCTTTCCTATTCTGTGTCATTTCCAACGATTGTGGATTTGTAAAATCGTACATTGCGTCAGTTGTGGCCAGCGTGGGCATCACATCTAAATATGATTCAGCTGATGCCCATGGGACTAGCACTGTCAACTCTTTGGACTCAGACAAGTCCAAAATATAACTTTGGTTGACATTTGCCTCATTATTCCACTCTGTCGTACCTAAAATGGGCAAATATACGCCAGGCTCAAATACAAAGCGTATACGACCTTTGTGAAAAGCAGAACATACTACTACAAAACGAAATCTAAGAGTCCCTCTCCATCGACGAAATGCAGTTGCCACAAAACCCAGCGGAGTCATGTCCACGACACCGCTGACGTGAGGTAATACACCCGTCGTTGTAATAATCCGCGTCATCGTGGGGCTCACGACCATTCGGGCTAACGGGTCATTGGGTGAATTATCATCACGCCAAGTAAAGCTACCTACATACCCTTCTCTGGTTACAATAGACGAAATGGCCATTTCGTCAGTCAAATGAACCCCTGCTATACAAGGGTCTATTGTGACCTCCGCTTTGGAATCCAGCGTTAACTTTGTCGAAGTGTCTTCAAAATTATAATGCACTAAATTCCCCACGTTCTTATGTTGCATGGGGAGTTCTGTTTTTGATGCATTCGGTCTCGAATACCCAAACAATTCTGCCAAATACGCTATTCCAGAAGACAACATTTCAGTTGCACGAGCATATGGAGCAATACCAGGGATGGTAGTCATATAGCCCGCAGTCGCGGATACCAAGCTTGCATATTTGGAAATAGGTGGCTTGCCATACTCATCACCGGACTGAGCAGTGAGATATGGCAAATTTTCTGCTGTGGGATTGGTCAATATTACATCTGACAACCACGCCCATACCGAAATATGAGCAGGTAAGTTGTTGGGGTTCAACGTTTGTAAACCCGTATAACTCATAACATGCAACCCCATACATCCTGAAACGTCACCTTGATTCCTCAGTGACAACGCATTAAAAGGTAATATCAAGGGTAGCGACAATTCCCCACCTGTTGACGTAGAAGCATCAACAAAAATATGAGGCAATTGTGTCAACTGGTTCAGAGTAGGTCCGCTATTGCCTCCTGTTTCTACTCTAGTTGTATCCGTCAAATACCAAGGATTCAAACTAACTACAGCAAACCCAAAATGCTGCGGCACGCCAGAAACAACCACCCTAATATTAACGGTGGCATTTAGAAAAGAGAGATTATTAATCCTATTACTCACTCGCTTATTAGAGAACAAAGATCCTAATACTGAAACTGTATCTATATTAATGGACTCCCCTGGTATCCAGTCGCGTGTCCATATTTTTATAGGACGCGACAGGATGTCAGCAATACCAATTTCAGGGTGTTCGGACATAGTAAAAGTTTCATCCTTGTGTGGAAGATACTTCTTACTCACACCCGGCAACCCTTCGGCAAATTGTAACGCTGTATTAGTTAAATCTGAACCGGCGGCTTGTTCCTGATAATCTCTGCCCGAATGGGCATCGAAAGTCGGTAAATCCATACCTACAGAATAACGCTCTGATAAACGGGAGGAGAAAATGCTCCAACACATATTACTATTACAATCAAATTTCGCAAGTGCTACACGTTTAAAACCCTATTTACACTCATATAGGACGTCTTATGGTTCGCGCAAACCACGATTATATACATTTTATACAAGCACTAACGCGCATTAGAGTAATCATAATATAAAATGGGACAACCATCGTCCACCGGTTTAAAAATTTTCGTCACAAACCGTAACAACGTTATCTGGCAATGAACCGACAACGGGGGCCTCACCGGCCGCTTTTAATTCCAAAATCCTTTCCCTAACATCACTCCTAACAAAAGTCAAATCAATATCGGGCGTGTATTTTAAAAACCACGCAGCAATCCGATGGTGATATGGGATTGCCAAATCCGGCACAAAAATGCCTGCCTCGGCAGTCGCAACTTGTAGCATCGCAGCATACCGAATATACACTTCCTCTCCATGTAGCACCACTTCATGGAGCGCACTCTGAATAGTCGATTTCATCGCGGTAGCCTCCAAATTCTTTGGACCCTGCCTCTGACACATAAGAGACTTATTAATCGAATCCAGATCCAATTTCCCCACATATCGCATCAATTCAGTATGAAAAACGCTCTTTCTCTTAAGGAAATCGACATCTGACATGTGCATAAAAGGAACTGGATCGCTTTCCTTGTCAGGCATCGTGAATTCAATGTCCATTTCTCGCAAAAACCCAGCGTATGAAACGTGATTAAATAAAGATATTTCTGGATGAACCCCACTAATTAAATCGTCTCCATACGTAAATGCATGAACAAACTTCCGAAAACCGTCGGTCTTTCCCGTAATCGCAAAAAATCCCATCCGCAGCAACAAGCTATTGCATATGCTATTCAAATGGGCAGTTAAATTCTGCCCAGATGGATTGGAACCATGTAGTTCCATTAATGTCCCATTGAAAGCTATGACCGGATAAGCCACGTCGGTCGCTATGCCTCGCATGATTTCCAATTCAGATTCCGTGTAATTACGAGACAAATGCGCTAGCCTTATCAACACGTCAAACGCAACTAACACGAGGTGAGCGGGTAGTCTCAAGTCCCATTTGCTATAATCTCCGGCAACTATCCTGTCCTCACCGAAGGATGTTACGTGCTCATGCAACTCAGCCCACTCTGTACCAAAGCAATTTATGCCCACAGCACACTCTGACGTTACAGGCGCCATGCTAACAAATCTGATTATAGGCAAAAAGTACTTCCTAATAAGCAATTGCAACACAATGGGCGCTGCCTCAAACACACGTACTTTCTTCTTAGTTTTCTTAGTCGGTTCATCTTTAAGACAGGCTTTAAAAATGGGGTGACACCTCTCACCTTGTAAATATTTGGCTTCACATTCTGCTATCTCCTTC